CAAGAAACAAAGATCAACTTGAAATTCTAATGAAAGAGGTTGTTGGATTTATTAAAGATGGTGATACAGCAGTTCAAATCATTCCTATGTTGAAAGAGTATTTAGAAATCAATGTAAAGAATGATGACCAATTGGTAAAGGTAGCTGCTATTGTGCAACGTATAATAGCATCTGAATCTAAAGGTGGGGCTGGTGAAGAATTCAGTTTGAGTGATGCGGAGAAAGAACAATTAATGTCCGCAGTAGAAAATGTAGCTACGGAGGTACAAAGACATTCGGATGACGTATCCAATGAATTTGGAGATTAAATATGTTACCTGGTTATAGAAAGAAAACTAAATTTGTCCCAACAGTAAGGGATTCTACTGGTTTTGTTACCATGAATAATGTAGTTGATGTTATTAAAGATATGACTTCAGCCGAAGAATTTTATGAAATAGAACCTGCTGAAGTTGTAAAAGTTTGGTTAGATCCAGAGGATCCTGATTTTCCTACTAACACCAATACTGAGGGTGCTATATTTTCTGATATGACTATGTTGGGCGCGATAACAGTACGATTACTTCATAGTCAAAGAAGTGGTGGAACGCTTGATAGATTAGTAATGCCTTTATCACCACATATCGTTCAGTATCCATTAAAGGGTGAAGTGGTTAATGTTGCTGATTATAATGGTCAGTTATACTATTCTAATCCATTAAATTTGAGTGGGAAAGTTAATATGAATAGATTACCATTCAAATTGGGAGAGAGAAAAGTTTTTGAAGCTCTAACAAAATATAATAGAAAAGTTCATGCGGAACAAGGAGACACAGTTATTCAAGGTAGATTTGGTCAATCATTACATTTTGGAAGTGATGTTAATTATGTAAAACCATATATGAAATTGACAGTAGGTCAACACCAAAGTAAAGCAAGTATGGTAGCAAAAGAAGCAATACCGGGCTTTCCACATTTATCAGAAATCAACTTGGATGAAGCTAGCATTTGGATGACTACTAATCAACATCTTCCTTTAAAAACTGCTGCTCCAAGCAATATGAAAGGAGCAAAATTAGGTGGAGTATTTCATTCTCTTATAGCTTTAAATTCAGATTCTATTGTTTTTAATGCTAAAAAGAAAGGTGGTGATATATCAGCTTTTGCTGCAAGAAATATAAATTTATGTGCCCAAACTTCTATTAATTTAGAATCTGAATATGGAGTTATAAATCTTGGAGATGTAATTGGACAAAATCCTGCAGTAAAAGGTAAAGAATTAGTAGAATTTTTTGAAACATTATTAGGAGAATTAGAAAATTATGCTGGGTCAGTTGCAGCTATGCTAAAATCTCAATATGCAGTCGGTATGAAAGAAGATGAGGGAGCAAAATTACAAGTAAACAATTTCACCAATGCCTTTACCGAAGCATTAGATAAGTTAGACAGTAAATTACAAGGTAGTGCTACCTTTTTCAGTAAAAGAGTTTTTCTTGCTAATGATCATAATCCACCTGATATGAGTGCTAAAGGTACAGATAATAGACTTACTGGAGATGAAGAGAGTTTATGGGATGATAATAAATGGGAAGAGATTGAAGATATAGCAGATGAAGAAATACAGGAAGTTGATAATATAACGCAAACTGGGGGTGTAAGAGGATACTGGGAGCTTTAGGAGATGCAGTAAGAGATTACATAAAAGATAAGGTAGATAACAAAGCAGCTGATATAGAAGATAAAGTTGACGGTCTGGTTACGAAGATTAGAACGGGGGGTGAAGGTGTCGGAGCTGAAGAATTAGAAGAAGCTGAAAAAATGGTTGAAGATATAGAAAAAGCTGAAAAAGATGTAGAAGAAATGGAAAAAAAGAAAGAAGATTTTGATATGTCTATTAAGCGAGCAGACAACGCTAGGAAAGCGCAACAAACGTCAGAAGATGCTAATGAAGTTGGTGCAGCTTTGAATCCCGCTGCAGCAGCAATAAAACAAGTTGTGAAGAAACTTAGAGAAAAATTTGAAGAAGAAATAGATGATTTGAAAGCTTCTAAAGATGCAATCCCACCAGCAGTAAACAAATTAAAAAAGACTATACGGATGCAGAAAAGAAAAATTAAACGAGCAATAGCAGATAAGAAAAGAGCTCAAGAAGTTAAAAGAGAAAGAATGAGAATGCTCGGTAGAGATGAATAATTAAAATTAAAATATTTATATAAAACAGGAGTTAGTTATGGCTAAATCAAAATCGTTGATTACATTAATCAAAGAAATAGTAAGGGTTGAAGTACAAAAAGAAGTAAATAAGATATTTATTAAAGAAGGAGTTAGAGCTGTATCTCAAAATAAGAATATTGTTCCAGAAGTGCTAGCAAAACCCATTCCCAAAAAAGCTAAACCCAAAGAAGTAAGTTATACCAAAAATTCAACTTTAAATAAGATACTTAACGAGACCGCACAATCTCAAGAATTTGATGAGTATCCAAGTATGGGTGAGTATGATGCTTCTAATATGGCAGAACTTTTAGGATATGGTGGAACATCCGTAGGTAGCAACGAAGCTAAGAGAGAAATAGCTGCTGTACAAACTGCGCAAGCGGTTGGTGCTGATACATCAAACAAAGCAGTTCAAGATGTAATGGGCAATTTAACAAAAGACTACAGAGGCGTAATGAAAGCTTTAGATAAGAGGGACAACAAATAATGTCAACAATTGCAAAAGATTTAGATCCAGATACTTTTATAGGGATATCTCTACCATTAGTCCATGGTACACAGGGATTTTTTAATAAAACAAAGACTACATTAGAACAAACTAGATCAAATATTAAAAATCTTTTATTAACTATAAAGGGAGAAAGATTAGGTAATCCTACTTTTGGTAGTAATTTAATGAGAATATTATTTGAGCCAGATGCGGGAGATTTAGGAGAGAAAATAGAAGAAACCATTCGAGCTTCAGTTGGTGAGTGGTTACCATATGTTAGAATTAAAGGTATTAAAACAACATCTTCTGAAAGAAATCCAAATTTACTTAATGTGAGATTACAATTTACTATTGATGTAGATCAAAATGTAGAAACTTTAGATTTAGATTTAGCCACAGATGGTGGGGCTTAACGGAGAAATTAAATGCCTTATGCTCAAAGTAAAAAATCAGTAAAAGAAGTTAGATATTTAAATAAAGACTTCTCTTCATTTAAAGCAAATTTAGTTGAATTTGCTAAAGTATATTTTCCAAAAACATATAATGACTTTAACGAATCATCTCCTGGTATGATGTTTATTGAAATGGCATCTTATGTAGGTGACGTACTTTCTTATTATATTGACAATCAATTTAAAGAATCTTTGTTAGCTTTTGCTGAAGAAAAGAGAACTGTATATAATATGGCGCAATCCTTTGGATATAAACCTAAATTGGCTTCACCATCTTACGGTGAAATAGAAGCTTTTCAACTTGCCCCAGCAGCATCTTCAGGAACAGGCGCTTCTTTCAAAACATATCCAGATTTAAATTATGCTATGAAAATTGACACTGGAATGCAATTGCGTTCCCAAAATGGAATTGTATTTAGAACCGTAGAAGATGTTAATTTTAAATTTTCAAGTTCAAATGATCCAATGGAAATAACTGTATATGAAAGTAGTGATAATATACCTGTGAGTTATTTATTGAAAAAGTCAGTCAAAATTGAAAGTGGTGAAGTGGCTGCTGAAAGATTTAATTTTAATGATGCAGAAAAATATTCTAGAATTGCATTAAATAATAATAATGTTACTGAAATAATGTCCGTGACTGATGATGATGGTAATAATTGGTATGAAGTTGGATTTCTAGCGCAAGATACAGTATATACAGATACCGAAAATTTAAGTACTGAAGGTAATGAAAGTGCTCAATATAAAGACCAAGCGCCTTACTTACTTAAACTTTTAAAAACTGCTCGCAGATTTATAACTTTTATTAGAGAAGATGGTAGAACTGAATTAAGATTTGGCGCGGGCATTTCAGATAGTCCAGATGAAGAAATAGTTCCAAATCCGGATAGTGTTGGATCTTCTTTACCTGGTTCACCATCTCAATTGGGGGCTGCATTTGATCCTTCTAATTTTTTAAATACAAGAACTTATGGTCAAGCACCATCGAATACAACATTGGTGGTTACTTATAGATATGGTGGTGGAGTAAATCATAATGTAACAGCAAATTCAATATCAGCTATTACAAATTTGACTGTTTCATTAGATACAACAACTTTAAGTGCTGGATTAGTGAATACTGTTAGAGGTTCTTTAGCCATAGTGAATCCTAACCCTACTTCAGGTGGTAAGGGGGCTGAAAGTGTAATTGAAGTTAAACAGAATACATTAGGCCACTTCCAAGCTCAACAGAGAGCAGTTACTAAAGCAGATTATATTACAAGAGTATATGCACTGCCAGCTAAATATGGTAATATTGCTAAAGCATATATTGTACAGGATTCACAAATAGATCCTGCCGCAATGACATACGGACTCAGCACATCCGGTAGAGCTACAAGTAGAGTTATGAATCCATTAGCTCTTAATCTTTATGTTTTGGGATATGATGCGAGTAAAAAATTAACACAAGTAAACCAAGCAGTTAAAGAAAATATACAAACCTATTTAACTCAATTTAGAATGATTACAGACGCGGTGAATATTAAAGATTCTTATGTGATTAATATTGGTGTTAGATTTAATTTATTAACAAAAACTGGATATAATAAACAACAAGTTGTTTTACAAGCAGTTGAAAGAGTTAGAACTTTCTTTGATATAGAAAAATGGCAAATAGGACAACCAATTGTTTTATCTGATTTAGCTTATCAAATATCTTTGGTTGATGGTGTCTCAGCAGTTGTTCCTCCTGATGATTTTGATGAAGATACAGGTCCAGCTGATAGACCGCCTCTACAAATTATAAATAAATATTCAACTGCTTCCGGGTACTCAGGAAATCTTTATGATATAAAAAGTGCTACAAAAGAGGGTGTTATATATCCTTCAATGGATCCAAGTTGTTTTGAACTTAAATTTCCATCAATTGATATCGAAGGTAGAGTTGTTGGTGATTCGTCAGGAGGTAACTAATGCATTATTTTATTTTTCCAGAAGTTGATGCAACTTTATATTCTGCTTCAGGTAGCAAAAATACAGGTTTAGATGAAATAGTAGAAATCAGAAAAGATATGAAAGCTGATGGAACTAATGTTAAGGCTTCACGTATTTTAATGAAATTTGATTTATCGGAAATATCTAGATCTATAGTTAGAGGACAAATATCAACAGCTGCAAAATTTTATTTAAATCTATATGATGCTAATGCGCAAGACATTGGATATAGTCAATCACTTTATGCATATCCCATAAGTCAAAGTTGGGTTGCTGGTGAGGGATTTGAAGGTGATATTCCTGTTACTCAAGAAGGTGCTAGTTGGGATTATAGAACTGGTGCCAACGATGAGATTTATTGGGTATCCGCTTCTTCAACATCATCTTATAAACAAGGTGGAACGTTTTATACGGCATCATATGGTTCTCAATCATTCGCGTGGGGGACAACAGATATGAGAATGGATGTTACTCCTATTGTAAATAAGTGGTTAGATGAAACTTATCCAAATGAAGGTTTTATGTTAAAG